AGCTCAACCTCTGCGTCCATTGAGTGGTACGCGTTAAGGTCTTGTGCCAACTCAGGACTCCAACGTGCACGTAACTTACGTGTCTGTGCAGTCACAGGAATTGACTCGATCTTAATATCAATCTCTGGGATTGTTGGACTGATGGCTTCACCTTGCTCTTGCATTCCACTCTCGAATGCTGGATCGAAATCAACCTCACCACTGTCAGCGCCAACTGTCTGTGATGAAGACATTACGTAAGAGAGTTCAAGGTCGTCCAGATTTGCATTTAGATTTGTAGTTTTTATATTTTTTCTTACAACCATTAAAACACGTGTAGTATCATCAGATAGACTTGCTAGACTATTTGGTGTAAACACTGTTCCGTCCCAATAACCTAGCTGGTTTAAACGTCGAATATTAAATACAGCACCCGGCTTTGTTACTTTACCAAATTCGTGACTTGTTGACTGTACTTCTTTAGCAGGCATTCTTAAAATACTCTTTGCATCCATGTCTACTACATTACCAACAGATGCAACAAGGGCAACGTCTTTAATCATTGAGGCATCAATGCCCTTGTCAAATGTCTGTGCGCCGTCGAGGTCACATTTTGAAGGGTGAACTAACAAAAATGCGTATGGTTCATCTAGTTGATCGATGCGATCAATTAATTGTGGATCAAACTGTATAAGTTTAAGATCTTGTTGCTTGTCAGTTCTAATTACAGCGAGTGAAGAGAGTGCGGCTGCTACATCTGTGTTAGGCGCACCTCGGTCAGCGTCAAGTATAAATAGCTCATTTGCTCCTATATCGCCTTTCGCGGCGACGCCGGCTGCTGGACCTTTTTGAGCGACGGTTGTCTCAGTTCCTCTAACATGACGACGTGAGAAGCCTGCGCCAGCAAGGTCGTATTGACCACCAGTTGCAAGTGCACCGGCTTGGATGTCCTTGCCGCTTGGTTGTCCGTAGATGCTTTGACCCTTGCCATAACCACCTACATCATTACCATATGTATAATCGAGGTAGAATAGAAGACCACTTGGAAGACTCATTGGTTGAATCGAAACAAGCTCGTTTGCTACCAAACCACCGAATACGCGGCGAACGATTGGGAATGCAATGTTAGTGAAACCACCAACTTGATCGCCACCCATTGTGTTGCTCTCGCGAAGAACTTGAGCAGCCTGGTTCTCAAGAAGAGTAGCCATATTTTCACGATGTGTGTCTTCCATGCCTCTTAGGAGACCTGTGCGAGACCATTTCTCAACGAGGCGAGCGTTCTGCTGGCCCACGTGGCGGTCTCTAATACCTTCTGTTAATGTTTTAAGTGTAAAACTCATGTATTTATATTCCTTTTTATTCTAATTAAATCTGTGTTTAAACCAATTACTTTTTGATTCCTGCAAGAGTTGCCCAACGGTCCAATGCAACAGATTCATTAAGAGGAGCTTGCGCGCTTCTTGTAGAACGTGATGCCGAAGCAAGAGTTCTTCTGTTTGCACCTTCTGAAAGTTTTCTTCCCTTTGGAGCAGGTTTCATCAAAGACTTCGAGAGGCTCTCAAATAAGAGTTTTGCCTCGTTCATAGTAGAAGCTTCGTCTAATGACTCAACAATATGGCGTTGTTGTTTAAGTGAAAGCCCTCTGTTTTGCATAAGTTTATTTGCATAGAGAAGCTTAGCGTTAAAGAGGTTCATCTCTGTTAATTGCGTCTTCATTCCTCGAACCGCATCCTGATATTCTTGTACCTTGCCCTCTAACATGCGATTCTTACGCATTGTTTTACGTAGAGCTGCTTCAACTTTAGGCATAGGTACATCCTCACGGCCAAGATTGCCTGAATGTACATTAAGATCGCCTTCGTCAACATCAACAAACATTTCTTTATCTAAATCACCACCGCCAAAGTGTGATGACATTTCAGTTGCTTCGCCTTCGCGAAGTTTTCTCATTTTAGTAATTTCATTTTTAAGCATATTTTCGTCGATCTCCAAGAAAAGATCTCCCTTAGCGTAACGAGTCTCGTTCGTAGAACTATCTGGACCTTCATCGATCTCGTCGATTTCTTTGTGATCCATCTCGTCGATTTCTCTATGATAACCCTCATTGCTCTCGTCAGATTCTTCTTCAGATTCTTCGTCAGATTCTTCGTCAGATTCTTCATCCCCAAGATCAAGATCAAAATCATCAGAAGGCATATCAGAACCTTCGGGATCTAAAGCTTTTGAAACTAAATCGCCTAAAGACATTTCAGAAGCTTGTTTTAGCATGCCAGCCGTAACTTCACCAGCTTCTTCTTCAGTTTCTGCATCCGCTTCTACTTCTGCGTCCGCTTCTACTTCGTCGCTAGCTTCGTCTTCGTCTTCTTCAAAGATATTCATCTCGAGCAGTTCGTCGAGGCTTTCATTTAAATAATTTCTTCTTGATCTGCGTCTTGTTGACATGCTATTTATCTCCTTAGATATTCTTAAATATTCTTTTAATAACGTTTTATCTGATTTAATTATATTACTCTCTTTAATATTTTTTAGTTCACGCAATATATTTTTGTACGCCAAGACAAATTTAGAACGATGCTTTTGTGTTTTATTACTACTCTCTGCTAAAATAATTGATCGCTTTAAAGATATTATTGCAGACTTTATCTCTTTTAATCTTTCAGCAGTTGCATCCTTTTTAGCTTTATGACTTAACATACTTTTTAATATTTTTGCTGATTCTTCTGAAATTTCAACTTGCTCATTTTTACCTGCAAAGAAAAAGTCAGCATCCTCATCTTCATACATTCCATATTCTTCTTGATTTTCTGAATCTGAAAGTACTTCTTTTTCATCAGCGTCTTTGCCATCTTCTGGTTTGTCGTTGCCATCTTCTGGTTTGTCGTCGTCTTCTGGCTCTTCCCCTGAGTTTACAGGTACGACAGAAAGTTCATCTACCTCTTCACCTAATAAACTTTTTTCCACCAATTGCTTAATTTGAGGCGACATCGCTTCAATTAAGTGTTGCTTAACTTTACTTTCAGCAGCTTCTTTTAACTGCTCAGCAGCGTTAATTGCCTCTTCATATAAATTATTTGCCATTATACTTACTCACAATATATTTTTCTTTTATATACCTTATATATCACTTAATTTTTTGTTTTTTTTGATTATAACGAAATCTTCGTTGTTGTTTTTCAACATTTTTCATATCGCTATACTCTTTTGTAGATGTACGCTTCAAATAAGTATAAGTCGAAGACTCCTTGTCTTCAAAGGGAAACTCTTTTACTATATTATCATCAAGCTTATTTGTTGTTTCTCCACCATCTGTCGTAGGCTCACCTTCAATAGAATAGGGCCACATATCAGGTGTTTCTTCACCTTGACCATAACCACCTTGCTTAATAGAAGGATCACCAGGATTCATTTGATTCATGTTGGAAGTGCTACTTGAAGAAGGATGATAAGGATCACCTATCGTGCCCATAACTATAGTTCTTACAGCAGTTGATATAAACTCTTTTAATAATCTTTCTTCACTTCTCTTGTATGAAGCAGCAAGTTGACCTGATACTTGATTTGTATATGGTCCTGCCATTGAGCTTACATCATTACTATACTTATTATAAAAGTCATATGTGTCTTCATTATCAGAAGTAAAAGCTTTTCTTCTTATTCTGTTTTTTACAGAACGAGGATCAACATCTTCTTCAGCATCACCTTCATACTCGCCAAGAAATATCTTTTTTGCAAGATCAGTTACTACAGGATATATTCCACCCTTGCCGGACATGGCACGCATTGAACCAAGACCACCATTAGTAGTTTTACCATAACCACCGCCTAAGTTTCCATCACTTGAAGTAGAAGTTACTGGTCCATGCAACGTACCTATATTAGTCATTTAATTTCCTGCATATCTTGAGTTTATCATTCGATAGTTTTCAACAGGAGTAGAAATAGATTTTTCATCACTACCAAACTGACTGTTAGTTTCAGTACCAAACAAAGGATTTGTATTATTTTCTGTGTTTGGATATTTTAAATTAGGTGTTTTTGAATCAGATTTAGCACCGTCATTAGCAGCTCCTCTATTAGAAGGAGTAACAATATCAATATAATTAAAACCTACAGAATTTGAAGAAAAATCTGGATTAAATTCTTCACCTGGTTTTGCTTCTCCACCAATATACTGATTTTGTAAGTTGTCGTATGTATTAAAAGGATTTTCCGAATAATAGTGATTACGTTCTCTAAAAAAAGCATAAGTTAACTGCTCGTTAGATTCTAAGTCAACGCTATTTAGTTGCATATTTTCTTGAAATCTGCTATATGTTCTTTGAGTGCTTAAACCTAAAGGTTCACCAGACTGGCGTCGAGTACGAGGCAAGTTTGATGTATCTAGTTTTATTTTACCATGTTTTTCAGGTTGATCAATTCTTATAGACATAACAATTCCTTTTAAAAGTCGTATTTATGTAATATTCTATACATATTTATGTAATATTCTATACATATCAGTAGAAGTTTTATCATGTGCAGTTTGAGTATCTGAGCCGAAATTATTATTTCTTGGCTGATCTTTTGTATACGCAACATTTTCTTCTAAATTAATGTTTCCTGTATCAAAACTTGTTGCAGCCATTGGGTATGTCAAGTTAGGATATTGATTACTTCCAACATTATCGTTTCCGTCACTCTTATCGTTTAGACTATTTGATGATCGATCAATATATCTCCAAGATACACTACCAACACCAAAGTCTGGATTAAAGTTTGCGTCTTCTGCTTCATTACTTGGATTAAATTCTGTTACAGTTTCATCTGCTTGGTAAGCTGACTCTTGAAGCTTTGCTATTTTTAAGCCTATTAAGTCTTTTTCCTCTTGCGTTTGAGCATTAGCTTTTTCCTCTAAAAGCTTTCTGACGAAGTAGCTACTGCCATCGTAAATAAAAGTATCGTTATCATTACCCATTCTATAGTGATCCTGCCCAGATAAAGCAGCAACTGCGACAAGAAAAGCACTGTTTGTATCAGAGTTAAAAAAAGAATCTTCTTCAGTTCCAAATAAAGCATTTAATCTTGCATCATCTGCTTGTCCCATTTCTTCTCCTGGATTAGGAGAATCTCGAGGACTTGGAAAAACGTTACCATGCTTTTCTTTATCGTTACTATTACTTGTTCTAATTGAAATATCTATTGTCATAATAAAAACCTTATGCTTGTGAGCCTATTTTCGTAAAGTATTGACCAAGAGTATCTGGATTAGAGGCATTAGTCTGATTTAGTTCACCATCTACAGCAAAATAGCCTAAACCAGAGACAGTTGTTGCTGCTTGTACTCTGTAACCTGGAGTTGTTGAACCAAAATTGTCAGTTGCATCTTTATTCAAAGTAGCTGTTGCAGTTTCTGCTGTTTCTGTATTGACAGTATGAATGTCTGGAGGAACAAGATCTGGAAATCCAAGAAATCTCTTTTTATGTCCTACATCACTATGAGCCTCACCTGTTGTTAACGCATCTGCAGCATCTTTAAGAGGATTTTTGTCATGTTTATAATCTAAAGATATATCACTTAACTCTGTAGCAGAAAAACCAAAACCTCCAGATAAATCAACCGGTCCATCTACAACGTTTGAAAAAGCTTCGTAAACATTACTACCGAAAGTATTATCAGATCTATTAGTTAAAGCAGCAGCATCATCAGAGTCACCTGCTCCAAATACGCCAATAGGACTATCTGAAAATATTCCGCTTGCACCTAAAAGGTTATTAGATGCAACTCCAAGATTATCTCTAAATCTTTGACCAAACTTAGTTCTTTGACTTGTAGTTTGCTGATTTATGGAAAGAGTTCCGTTTCTTGATTGGACTTCAGTTTTAAATACCATTTGAATATTCTCCTAGTTGTTTATTACAATATTAATTATTACAAATTAAAGTTTGCTTAAAAGTCTTTTCTTTAAACGACGCTTTGCTTCTTGTACAAATGCTAATTGCTCAACAAGTTTTGCTTCTTTTAACTTGCAAGCTTTATAATAATTTACACAATCTTCAAGAGTGTTTGCCATTTTGTCAGCTTGAACTTCGCGAGTTCTTTTTGGTGCTTCTGATGGGTGTTTAAGTCCCATCTCTAAAGTCTCGTTAAGTCTTGCGCGCTCTTCAGCAATAAGTCTACGCAGCATACGATTAGTTAATTTCTTAGCTCTTGCCATTTCAAACTCCATACATCTATATTAGTTTTGTCTAATAATAAATATATGAATGTATGCAAAACTTTTTGCAACAACAAATAAAATTACTCAGGGCTACCTGCAAAAGCTAACTGTGCCCAATTTGAAGCTGATTTTCCAAACAATTCTGAAGGATCACTTTCCGCGACTGTTCTGCTAATGCTATCAAGAGGTTGAGCAGTAAATTTATTTGGCTGGTCTGAAGAATTTTGTTCTTGTAATGTTGTCTTTGCAGTATCTGCTAACAATTCTGCCATGACAGGATCTTTTGTTGCTCGAGAAATAACTTGTCTTGTGTTTTCTTCAAATTTTTCATTGACAACTTTTTTAGAAGGCAACATGTTTTTCATAATCCTTGAAGATGGACTTTTTCGAGACTTACGTGAAGAAACTCTTTCAATACTTTCACTTAACTGTGTAGTATTGCCTCCTGTTAAACCTTCAGCAAGAATCTCTACAAGACATTCTTTTACTATTTCTTTTAATAATTCTTTACTTACTTTTGCCATTACTCTGTATCACCTAAAAATGTTTCTATCATTTCTGTAAATTCTGATCTATCTATTGAAGTTAATCCTACTCTAATATGCATTGTTTGATTAGCAGCAACAGCATCAGGCATGTAAATATTAACACATCTAATCGGCAAAATTAATGTTTCTTCATTAGCAGCTAATTCTAAGCAATTTGTTGTACTAGAAACTGCTTCTTTTCTACTAAAATAAACATTAGTTGCTTGACCAACAGTTTTAAACTGTAACCATTGTGTTATTTTTTTAAATTCATATTTTCTTATAACACCATAGTCAGCATGCAAATTAGCAATATCAGCATTGCCTGCATCATTATCTTTAAGATCATCATCAGACAACGTATTATCTGTTCTTGTCCAGACATCGTCCGTTAAATCACCATCATTTGCTGCTGCTACTGTGCCTACTATTTTTCCTGTTGCTTTTTTAATTACAAATCTACTGCCGTCAGAATTTTTTGCGTTAAAAGGTACAGCGCTAATTTGGTATTCTGGAGCAAAGTTGTGCCCGACAGATCTTGGTATATGTGATATTGCCATTATTTCCACTCCAATATATCATTAAAAATTCTATCTATTCTATCTGTTTTGTTAAATACTTCGTTTATGAATTGAGGAGAAACTTCTCTGCCTTCTTTCATCATAAATGCACCAGGGGTTGAAGGCTCACTAACAAAGTCCCAGCAAATTAATTGAAAATCGTCTTGTACAATTTGCATATTGCCTTCAGTTCTTGTACTGCCTACACCACGTGATGAAATACCTAAAGTAACACCACTTTCCACGAGAGACTGCAAGATCTTACCACTCGGTGTGCTAAGAATCTCAACAGTGCCGTAAACAACGTTACCTTCCATATAAGCTTCTTTGATATTATGAGATGCATTCTTAAGCTCAACAACAGAAGAGTCTGGGTGATCTAACTCACCTAAAGCTCTATTTTCTTTGATAAACTTTTGGTAATTTCTAATCTCTCTTTCAAGAATAGATCTTGGATAAACACGACCATTCTGATTTAAAGTTTCAGCTTTTTGTAAAATGCCTTTCATAATTAAAGGCTTTCCTGCTTCTTTTTGCTCTTTTATAAGATTTACATCGTAATCAAAAGTAGACCATTCAGTTATAAGTTTTGGAGCTAACATTATTCTTCTCCTAATAATTCTTCTTCAAGTTTTGATAAAGTTAAATATTTTTGCAAATTTTCTTTTGACAAATCAGCGTCTGAAAGTTTTGAAATATTGTTAAGAACTTTTTGATATTTATCTTTTAATATTTTATTATCGCACTTTAAAATATAATTTTCTAAAAGCATTCCAGTTTTTATTTTTAAATTTGAAAAACTTTCTAATAATTCTTCGTTTCTTTCAGTTGAATAAAGCTTAAGAATTTTATTTTGTGTTTCATTAAATAAAGAAGAATATTTTTTGCTAAATATTTCGTTCATTAATTTATAAGTTATTGAATCAACTTGAGGAATGTCATTAATTGTTTTTTCTTCTTGCAGAGAACTTGATAAACTCTCGTGTAATTTAATTTCATATTTTGTTGTCAAATCAAAGCTAGCAGTCTCAGGATTTCTCCATTCATTTAACAAAGTTTGAATTGTTGCATATTCAGTATATTTTTTAACACTTTCTTCAAAAATAACGCCTTTGCCAAAAGTATAGTTAAGTTTTTTAATTAAAGAACTTTTTTCTCTTTCAAGCTTTTCATTGTTAAACATGTGATTACAAGCTTTTTTTGCTTCAAAAATAATAGAATTGGCCAAGTGTTCTGAAACACCTTTCGTGTCTGAAAGTGCTTTGAACAGTTTATATTCTTTGTTTAACTGTGTTCCTTCGCTAAAATGCTCTTTTATAATAGATAAACCTTGTTCAGCAATTTCATTGTTGCTTTCCATCAAAGACTTACACACAAATTGAATTATTTGTTCATATATAATTCCAATATTTCTCTTTTTGTTGTGCTTTGACATTATTAGTTTTCCTCTTTTTCGTCTAAATCATCATCTATAAGTATGTCTTCTTCTATACTATTTGCTTCTTTTAATAAAACATTGGATTTGTTTTGTATATTTAGCTTTTTAGACATATTATCCAAAGACTTGTTCATTCTATAGCTTAACTGTCTGTCAATAAACTTACTAACAACTGGACTTTGAGGCATTATGCCATCCATTAAGTCGGAAGCGCTTAAAGGTTTAGATGGCTCGACACTCATAAAAGTAGAAGAATTATGATTCCAATCGTTACCTAATGGATTGTTATTTTTTCTATACTTTCCTCTTGAATTATTAGACACTTTTGCACCTTTGCCTATTTTACTTTTAATCTCATCTGAAACTTCATCATCTTCGTCGTTGTCTACTTCACCTAATAAGTCGTCGTATTTATTAAGTTCTTCTTCTGACATTAACTTTCCATTTTTCATGTCACCTGCGAATAAGCCTTCTAATCCACCACCCGCGGGTTCTTCAGCGCCTCCGCCTAAACCACCGCCTAAACCACCGCCTAAACCACCGCCTAAATCAGCATCACCACCAAGTTCTGGTTCTCCTTCAGTTTCTCCTTCATCACCAAAACCAAACTGGTCGGAATCTGGGAGTTTTACAGTTTCAAGTTCCATGTCTCGGAGCTTATCTTTCTCTTTTCCTTCTTCTATTCTCGCGATTTCTTCATCTGTAAGGTCAAGTATTCTTTTTCTAATCCACTCTCTGTCTATAAGACCTTCAGGGGCTTGACTACTAATTTCAAACTTTAATCTAATTAACTCCAGTTTTTGTTGTTGAGCAATACTTGATGGATTACTAAGTTTTAATTCAAAGTCTAACAGACTCTCTTCTGTGTACCCGTGTGTATACAAATGAATCATTGCTAATTTATTCAACTCAGCTATGATTGTTTTTTGTATTCGCTGTATTGTTCTGCTAAATCTTATATCTTCTTGAGCAAGAGTTGCTTTTGCACCAATGTCTTCGTCATATCCCAAATAAGCCTTAGGTATCTTAAGTGCAGCAAAGAGTTTCTTCTGTATATACTCAACATCTTCTATAGCAGAAGTATTTGTGCCGCCTGCTAAAGAATCTATTCTTGTACCACTGTCACCTCCTCTTACAGGAAGAAAATAATCTTCGTCTACTGAAAGTGGATTGTATCTTAAGTCAACTTGTCCTGTTGTTTTATCAACAACAGCATTTCTTTTTAAAGCTGACTGTGCTTGCTCAAGATAATCAGCAACATTTTCAGGAGGAATATTGCCAACATCAATATAAAAAACACGTCTTTCTGGAGATCTAATTACTCGATAAACAAGCATAGCATCTTCAATAAGGATAAGCTGTCGCCATATTCTTCTTGCTCCTTCTAAAACAGAAGATCCGTAAGGAAGAAACGCGTCGTTGCCTAAAAGTCTAAGGTGTGATACTTGCCAATTTTCTAAAATTCTATTTCCTTGTGTGACCCACCTAAATCTTACTGCACCTGGATCTTCTGGATCGAAGCCTTCTTCTCTTTCAATTTCTGCAATTGGAATTGGAAAAGCGTTGATTACGCCGTATTCTGGGTGAATGTCATTAAATAAGAAAAAATCACCATATTTGCATAGATTTCTTACCCACATGACTAAATTAAAGTCAACGTTTAAAGTATCATAAAATAACTCATTTAATAATTGCTGAATCATTCTATTGTCTGAATGAATGTGTAAAAGATTCCCTTCAGCGTCAGGAGAAACACACTCTTCAGAGTAAATATCTAACGCTGAATTTATTTCTGGCGTTGCTTCCATCTCTGAAAAATCTGAGTATCTTGCCATTCGGTCGTAAGAACCATAAGCACTTAGTGTTGAGTTGTATACATCACTATGTGCTTTCTTAAACATCTCTAATGAAGATTTAGAAGAAGTTTTCCCTGTAAATTTTTTAACTTTTCTTTTAACTACAGGGCCAGATCTAAAAAGAGACGTCAGTTGTTTAAATAAATTTTTATCTTCTGCCATTTTACTTTCCTATGAGCCAGCTTAGATCCCCGAGAGGATTCTTTTTTGTTATTTTACCATTACCACTAAATTTATGATCAGGGAGCATAACAGGAACAAAAGGATCAACATTTGTATGTTTGCTTTTATAAAAAGTTTTCATAACTGTTTTATCTGCCTGTGTATTGTTAACTTGCATTCCTTTTAACATTGCATCTGCATGTTGTATTTGAGAAACGTTATACGTATCAGCATTACTGTCCATTAGCCAACAGCCTATAGCTAAAGACATTACTAAGTCGTCATTGTAACCTTTCATAGCTTCAACTTTTTTACCATTCCATATAAATGTTTTTAATTCTGAGTGAAGTCTTGTTGATTTGGTTTTAATTCTTCCGTTCCTCAAGGACTCTTCAAAGTTTGCCAATATAATTTCTCTGCTGTCTTTATTTGTATTGAACCCAGCTTTGCCAATATTATTACCTTCTCCATAGAGATATCGATATTTTTCTTTTTCAGAGTTAAAAAATATATTCTTATAACCAAGATCAGCAATTTTTGATAAGACTGAGTACCCATAGGCATTGTTTTCTGGACACACTTGTGCATTATTAAAACGTCTTGCTGTGTCATATATTAAAGAACCTAAGTGGTCTGGAGGTATTTTACCTCTAAACTCTACTGCAACTGTTTTGTCTTTGTTGTTAATAACATGAAAAGTTGAATAATCACCGCTGTCACCTCTTGCAACGTCTGCTGATATAATATAATTGACACCTTCAATAGGATATTCCCAATACCAAACATTGTACTCAGGGCCACTTTTTTCTATTGGCATGGAAGTTAAAATTCGAATATTTTCTAAAAAGTCG